AAACAATCCACTCCCATGGACTCAGCACTGGATATCCTCCAAGGGACTCCAGGTTGCTCCACAAGAGACAGAAGTTGAGTCTTATGTTGTAGGAGGAATTAAACAAGATGTCACAAAAGACACATTCGCAGGATTCAGTCTCTGATCCTAGAAATGAAGATGATTATGATACATGGGAATATGGTACAGAACCTATTCCCCATGATAAAACCTGGGATGAAAAGTCTAGAATAGAATCTAAAAAAAATGATGACTACATATTTGAAGAATATGAAGAATAAGACTTGGAAGAAGATAAGGTCTATCCTGACTACCCCAATCCCTGGCAATATATGGGCTCCCCTTTTGACGGGAGCCTTATTGGGGACAACTATGGTTTTGTTTACAAGATTACCTGTAGCACCACCAACCGTTCGTACATCGGAAGAAAATACTTCTGGCAAAAACGAAAGCCTAGAGCTAATAATAATTCTACCAGAAGGAGAAGAGTTACAACTGAGAGCAACTGGCGCAACTACTTCGGAAGTTCTGATGAACTTAAGGCAGATGTTAAACAGTTTGGGAGGGAATCTTTTACTAGAGAGATCCTCTCCCTACACAAAACCCCTGGACGTGTCAACTATGAAGAGACTCGCCAACTCTTTCTTCATGATGTCCTGACAAAACCCTTGACAGATGGGACCCCTGCCTTTTATAATAGCAACATCCTTGGCAGGTATTATCGCAAGGATTATTTTGAGTCGTAAGGAGTTAAACTTCTAAACGAATGTTGAGTTCTATTAATTAAATGTTTACTAAAATTTTACCATTTGCTTTGGCATCAATCATTCCTGCTGCTTGTGCTTATCCCACAATTACTGAGATTGAAAATCCTCCTTCTGTTGATGTGAGTGTTAATGAAGAGAAAGCAGTCCCCATTGAAGTGGTAAAAAAGACCTGGAAGTGTCCTGGTTGTAATGACAATGAAAAGTATGTCCTTGCACAACTCCAAGAGAAAACCAGAATCACAGATCGTAATGCACTAGCAACTATTCTGGGCAATATTAAATCAGAAAGTAATTTCCATCCCAACATCTGTGAAGGTGGTGCTCGCGTTGCCTATGACAAGTGTTACAGTGGGGGTTATGGTTTGATTCAATGGACTTCTATTGGTCGCTATAATAACCTTGGCAAATTTGCTGCTAAATATGGTTACGATCCCTCTACACTTGAGGGACAAACAGCATTCATGATTAATGAATCTGTGTTCCAAAGATATCTACCTGAGTTTGAGGGAGCAGGTCGTACTGTCTCTCAATACATGGTCCCTGCTTATTATTGGTTGGGATGGGGCATTAAAGGATATAGAGAACATTATGCATATGATTACACTAAAAAGATGGTCCTGGCATGATCTTGAAAGCAATCAAAAAAATAGTTGAAACACAAACCTCACTTCTTCAAAAGAAAGCAGGCACCTACGAAGAAGTAGAGTGTTCTATTGACAATGAAGTAGTTGAATGTGATGAAATGGAGCATCCATATCTAGGTGTTCCTGCACCTCTGTTTCTTGAGGATGATCCCTGGTTTGGTCCTGTACCAAACTTCACTGAGAAGCAAGAAGTAATTCGTGCTCAATTGGAACAAGAAGAGCAACTTATTGCTGCAGAAGAAGATAAGTCACCTGACAAAGAGGTTGCCAATATCCATCAAGTGATGTATGATATTGCTACCAAGGGCAAAGCAACCACTCTTGCTCTTGATCCAATTGGAGGTTCAGAGAACTTTCATGAGGGACCTGGTGGATGGAACTCTGGGACTGGAGCAAATCAGTTCAGGAGTTGACACCAAAACCCAAATGGGTTATATTATAAGGGTGGTTGAGAGACCACTGCTGTGACCCCCTTCCTGGTTCAGGGTCAGAGGCGATAGGAACCAGGACTTGACTCAATAGCTCAGCTGGATAGAGCAACTGCCTTCTAAGCAGTCGGTCGTAGGTTCGAATCCTACTTGAGTCGTAAGGAACTTGAGACGTTCCAACCAAAGGTGCCTAGCGGTTCGGATATACCGAAACCCTGTAGTTAGGAATCAACCCCCTTTGGATGTTCAGGGAGGATCCCTGTCCTACTCCATTGTCAAACTGTCAGAATGTTGGGTTTAAATGCCCCAGGTGTTGATGACACAATGCATTCGGATAAGTGCAGTGTATGCCTCCGTAGCTCAGTGGTAGAGCAGGGCTTTTGTAAAGCTCAGGTCGCAGGTTCAAATCCTGTCAGAGGCTCCAGGGGAATTAGCTCAGTTGGTAGTAGCGTTTGCTTTGCAAGCAAAATGTCAGGAGTTCGAGTCTCCTATTCTCCATGGGGTTAGTACACCTCCACCCACCAGTACTAACCCCTCCTGCGGATGTAGCTCAACGGTAGAGCATCTGCCTTCCAAGCAGAATGTTGAGAGTTCGAATCTCTTCATCCGCTTGAGACTTAAATGGTCTCAACAATGGGATATAGCACAATTGGCAGTGCGAGGAGCTGTTAACTCCTAGGTTACAGGTTCGAGTCCTGTTATCCCAGCCTTGGGTGATTGGCGCAGCGGTAGCGCAGTAGATTTACATTCTATTGGTCGGGGGTTCGAATCCCTCATCACCCATCCATACCTTTTATGGATATGAGAAAACTATTATTAGCATTGCTTCTGTCTGCTTCACCAGCATTAGCAGAACCTACCAAAGGTTGGTACTCCATGGATGCCATGGGGTGCATGATTCTGCGTGAATGTACTGATGGTGTTGTAGAGATCAAAAGTGCAAAAGATATTGCCAAGTACTATAACAAGGCTGGTATGATGGACCCGCTATATAGTGAGTTCAATTCAATGATGAAAGCACTTGGGAAAATTGGTGTAAAGGTTTACATTGCACCAGAAAAGTATTTTCCACCCGGTCACAGAGGTGTATATCATACAGTCAGCAATAACTTTTATCTCAATGATGGTCTTGTAAAAAGGTATTCAACTCTTATGTCAGTTATGCGTCATGAGGGTTGGCACGCTGCTCAAGATTGTATGGCAGGTTCTATTAAAAATAGTATGATTGCCATCATCAAACCAGAAGAGGATGTTCCTAAGTTCTGGAGAGATATGGTTGAGAAGTCCTATCCATCTTCTGCAGTTCCGTGGGAAGCAGAAGCAGCATGGGCAGGAAGAACAGAAGGTATGACTGCTAAAGCACTTGAGGCATGTGCTACAGGAAAGATGTGGGAAGTATATAAACCCACTCCTATGACAAGACAATGGCTTATTGAAAACGATTATCTAAAGGAATAAGGATGCAGAACAATGTTAGTTGTCAGATGCAAGGGTTGCAACAAGGAAATTACTAGTCACCCAACACAGTCTAAATGTTGTGGGTGTACTAATATGATGACAGTCACTGGTGACAAAGTTTCAGCACTTGACTTGTCCAAGATTGTTATGGTAAAATCAAACAAGGAAACCAAGAGAGATGGTATCCTTTCTTCAGAAGACCTGTTGTATCAGGAAGAAAGAAGAAAAAGAAAAGTCAGGAAACTTGACTTTGATGTTCGCTAGATAGTGTAAATCTGGAAGATTGGCCGAGTGGTTGATGGCGTTAGTCTTGAAAACTAATAACGTTAATAGCGTTCCAGGGTTCGAATCCCTGATCTTCCTTTGGTCCTAGGACCACATCGGGCATTAGCGCAGTTTGGTAGCGCGTTCCGTTTGGGGCGGAAAGGTCATAAGTTCAAATCTTATATGCCCGACTTGACTAGTATACATACTATCAACAATGGAAATTTTCACAGTGGAAGAATTTCAAGAAAGATGGGATGAGCTCATTGAAAGAGTGGAGAGCGGAGAACATCTTGGAATTATAAACAGCAATGGAAATGCAGCAGTAATGATACCTTATGATGATGACCTATATCGAATACACTCAGACCACAACGAAGCATCATAGTTCATCTGCGGGAATGTCGCCTAATGGTTAAGGCCCACTGCTTATAACGGTGTGAATCGGGTTCAATTCCCGACATTCCCATTGGAGGTTTCGTGCCTGTGATGGAGAAATCCTGAGGCTGTGTAAATCCTCCACCTTATAAACGCTCCTTTAGCTCTCTGGTGAAAGCACTCTGCTCATAACAGAAGAAAGGTCAGTTCGATCCTGACAAGGAGCATTGGACAGATATCCATCTGTCCTGCTTGACTCTCTGAGTCAAATACCTTAAAATAACAAGGTCAACACAAAAGACAATGACTATTGCTTCTAAGTTCAAGAAAGATCTGAACACCCTTCGTTCA